GTACGTCCACGTTTCTCTACACCAGTACGTAAACAACGATAGCGTTGAAACTTACTGAGGTTTGTATAAGCGTATCCATACTCAACAAACTCATACGGTAGTCCGTCTAGGTGCATGTTGTCATTCCCTGTGTAGTACAGGTCAAACTGTGGTAGTTGATTAGACCAAGGTGCAAGACGTACTACCAACTCCTCTAATGACAATACATCATAGCGGTTGTACTCTTCCATCTCATCCCAAGCCTCAGGATTACCAGCCATACATTCCTTCCACAAGGAGAACCCAGCAAACTTACCATGATTAAGCTTCTTATAATTAACACATAACTTATCAGTCATCCATTCAAGCTTATTACTAGTGAATGCGAAGTGACGTTTAGCTATTTGTAACGTATCAATATGCTTATAGCTAGAGGGCGGTGTCATGCCCATCATAATGAAGCGTGCATTAAGTTTCTTAACGTCAAACTTCTTACCATTCTGAGTAATGACTATGTCAGCCTCATCAAGTAACCTCCACATACCCTTGAGTAGTTCACGGTCTTTATCAGGACGGTCTAAGATAGATGCTGCACTGCCATCCCACTCATGTCGATTGTCCTCATAGATAACATCCTCCTCGTTATCACCAAACCACTTAGCTGACCATGACATGACAGACCATTCATTCATTAACATACCTAAGCCAATGTTCTGTTGCCATAATCCCCAGTGACAACCAATGTTAGGGGCTGTCTCAATATCAAAGGTGAGGATACGAGGCCCTGTACGTTGATTCTCAGGGTCTTTACCACCCACCCCTACCAACCCCCTACCTTTAAGAATATAATGCACTGTAGAGGCTTTGGTACGCACTCCAAACACTTGCTCAGATATATCCCTATGCTTCATACCTATGGCCTTAAGCTCACAGATTTGGTCTGCCTGTTTTTTAGTAGTCAAACTATCTCCCCTCTTGTTCATATGCTTTGACAAATGCCGTACATAAATCACTACGTACACAATCATCACTGGTAAACTCGTAGAAATCTACGGGTAGCTTATACTTATTAACTATGTTCTCTAACCAACCTAGCCCATCCGTATGTACATCTCTCTGGTTCCTATCCCCCATCAGGAATAACCTAGACCTCTTACCAGTACGTGTGGTGATAGCTTTTATTTCATCAGGTGTTAGCTGTTGAGCTTCATCTATCAGTACAATAGCATTCTGGAATGAACGTCCACGTATCGTTTCAAGGGGTTGGTATTGTATAGCCCCTGTCTTGAGTGCATGTTCAAAGAATGAATTACCTAAGTGACCCCTCAGTACATCAGTTATGGGTAGTAGCCAAGGAGCTAACTTCTCCTCAACAGTGCCGGGGAATGCCCCTAAAGACTTACCCGTAGCTACGTTAGCCCTACTCAAAACCACTTGGTTAATACGTCTACTAGCTAGGTCTTGTGCAGCTACAGAGGCAGCTAAGTATGTCTTACCTGTACCAGCAGCCCCAGTACATATCACACAAGGGCTGCTATATAGAGACATAAGGTAGTTCTTCTGTCTATCGTTAAGGGGGTTGATAACTACCTCAGGTCGTTTCTTCTCAGGAGAGGTGGTAGTGGACTTAGCCTTACGGTTATTCCTCTTCTTCATACTTCTTCTCCTCAGCCTCAAGTGCCTCAGCTTCTTCCTTAGACACCACTTGCATTATAATTACGGGAAACCAGCCCATATGTGTACAGAACACTTCATTTTGATTCCTCCTGTTGTATTAACATGTCGATGTAGTTCTTAGCCTTACGTAAGTCGTCAACCCCTCCCTTCTTACGCCAACGGGTAACGTACTTAACTACATTACCCTCGAAGAAGTTTAAGTTATTAGCCTCTATGTATTCCACTGGTTGTATAGAGCCTTCGTAATGCTTGTCAGGCAAGGGAACTAGGGTTCTTCCTAACCAAGACCGTCGTCTCTCTTCCTCCCGTTCTTCCGCATAGTGTGACATTAGTGTACCGTCTCAAGGGTGGAGTGCTTCCCTTGTCCTATCTCAATACGTACAGCCTCAGCTCCCTTGACAGCTATGTACTGGTACATTGCCATCATCTGCATACGTTCAACGTCTCCCATACAACCAGCATAACCCTCAACAAACTCAGAGCCGTGGTCTTTATTAACATTTAACATTACAGTGCAGCGGTTCCAAGTGCGTAGTGCTGCATCCTCTACCTCATTAAATAAACTATAACCTTTATACTCATTAGATTTCTGCATCTAGTTTTTCCTTAGCTCTACGAGCCTTAGCAATATCTTTCTCTTCATCAGTGACAATCTTATGGCAGCCCGTACATAGCAGCTGTAAGTTGTCCTTCTCACAGAAGAGTCCTTCAATACAATCATCCCATGTAGTCCACCCAACGTTAGGGTCTATCACAGGCTTAATGTGGTCTACATGGACGTTGTTACTACGCCTACGAGACCCCTCTTCTTTGACACTAGCAGGCACTTCCTGTTCACACCTAGCACAATGGTAGAAGCCTCTTCGAGTACGTGCTTCCTTCTTACATTGGTTTATAGGTGCCCACTTCATCGTGGCTCTACGTAAGTTACCCTTAATGAATGACCTATACTTAGCCTCAGTCCAAGCCCCACTACAACGTGTCTTAGCTCCACCTATTCTACCTGCCATTAACGTCCTCCACAATTACATTCTTGATGCCACCGCTTACACTTGGGACACCTGAAATCAAACCCTAAGAAATATATTATCATAACTTACAAGCGCCCCCTTCACAACCCTCATCATCATCACCATCAAATACTACCACCTCGTAGTCATCAGCATTGTCAGGCAAGTCTTCTAGGAAATCAAAATCATCTGTGTCTTTATCTTTCGTCATACATTACATAGTGGACTAAGCCACCCTCCTCGTCTTGTTCACATACCATCCAAGCTAAGTTAGCTTGTTCCTTCATCTCATCATGTGGTGAGTCCTCATAGAAGCTCTTGTAAGCCTCATACACGGCATCAAACATCTCTTCCTCACCATTGCATTCATTAAGGATTGCATAGGTCTTAACAGGCCCACAGCGAGGCAGACCGGGATAGTCATCAGTCTTATCCCCTGTTAGTATCTGTGAGTAGAAGAACTTAAGACCTGTACCTGATAACTTCTTACCATTAGTACTGATACTTATCTCTCCCTCTACTGTCACTTGAGCAGGCCCAAACTGTTTCTGTAGTCCACACATCCAACCGAAATGCATACCCGGTACAATCTTTAAGTCCTTATCACGAGAACAAATGATTGTAGTTAAGGGAGGAGCAGCACATTGATGTATAGCTAATAGGTCATCAGCCTCACACCCTTGAGCTATCACCACCTCCCTAGTAGCACATACATAAGCTACCAAGTTCTCATAGTGTAATGGTCTAGCACTCTTACGATTACCCTTATACACTTTCTTCTTAGCCACTTTATCCCTAAAGTTAGGGACATACTTACTTGGTGCATGTAATTCTACTAGGTCTTCTAACACCTCCTTCTGCACTACGTCAAGTTGTTTGTTCTCTAACCTCTTTAGAGAACGTTTGTGAGCTTTAGCTTTCTTGTCTTCCCGTTTCTTATACAGCTGCTTGTTGTCAGTATAGAAGAAGAGGCTAGGCTCAGTAGCCCACACCTCCGCTTCTATCTCTTCTACTTTAGCATCAAAGGCAGACGAGACTGTATCAAAATTCTTCATTACAATCTCATCTGTATCCTCATCAACGTATTGTCCCAAGCCACTGATTTCATACAGGAGTATGTCTAAATCAAATAGCGCCCTCATGTTAGCTCTCCTCTTCCTTAGTGAAGTCTTCCTCAAACTGAGCGTACAACTTCTCCTGCTTAGCTTTACTGACAGCACTCAAGTTAATCCCATCCATAGTGAGAGCCTTAGCTGTAGTATCAACATGCCCATCCGCAACTAGAGCCGCTACAAATATCTTACGATATGCATAGGGGTCTTGTTCATCCACAAGTACCATGCTGTCACCAGCTAAGTATACTAGGGTGTTCTTCTTAACACCGTACTCTACGTACCGACTGTCCTTAACCTGACAGAAATCACCTACCTTTACCATATCACCCCTCCTTACTCTCAGCTCTATAACACAACTCTAGGATAAATATACCAAACATATCCTCCTCTAAGCATTGTGTCCTTAGTATATTAAATATGTGGTTGGTGGATAAGTCTACTAGATACCTAACCTTCAAAGCCTCATCCTGATTCTTACCAAAGCTACCCCAACGAAACTCCTTCCTCACTTCTTCATGCTTAGTGAAGTCAAACTCTTTAGCTTGCATAAACTTGGTTACGTCCATATCTCCATCCTCTTAGATAGTATACACTCGTAAGCTTTCATGGCATCTAATTGTTTATACATTAATGTGGCTTGCTCCTCTCCCACATCAACGCTATTAGACTCCAACCCTAGGAAATGCTCTAACCTCTGCACCCTACTACGTAGTTGCATAAGCTCCTCCTCAGCTCTCCTCTTGGCTCTTAGGTCTACCATTCGTCGTCCTCTTCTTCAACTGGTTCAATTCGTCCTTTGCTCTTAGGAGCTGGAACGTCCTGCTCCGGCTTAGGGTTCTCTGACTCACCACCCTCAAGGAGTGTTTGTAAAATACTACCATTATATTCTAAGTTATCCTTAATTCTCTTCTGTTGGTATTCATAGAGTGAACGGAACACCTCTAAGTCTGGGTCACTACAAGAGAAGAACTTAGCTGTACCAATCAACGGTGGTGCCTTACGCGCATCCTTGCCCCGCATCTTAGATATACTACTGACGTTATTAAACCAACGTCCACTGTTCTTACCCTTGCCCTCTGACTTAGTAAGTGTTATTGCACAGGGCATATCTATCAGCTTAGTGAAGTCTCCATCTAACTCCATGTCAGGGTCTAGGGCTTTGTACCGCTTAGTTGACGTAGCTAAGTCCACCTCTAAGTTATTGAAAGGAATGCTCTCACTAACCCAACGAGGCTTATCCTCCATCTCCTCACCATCCTTATCAACACAGAACTCATCCAACATCTCATACGTAATAAGTATTTCCTGCTTAGGTGGCTTCTCCGTCCCCTTATAAGGACGTTGTGGCTGTAGTCCTAAGTCAATGATACTAACGATACGGGCTGGGTACGTTGCAGCATCCAGTGCATCTTGCTCATCAACCTTCTTGTCACCACCACCACTCATTGCCACATTCTTTGCATTTAAACTCATACTATTTCTCTCCTTTATTATTTACTTTCAAGTCTGTTATAATTAACAACAACATTTCATTCTCACCTTCTAACCTAACTGCCTCAGCCACCATCTCCTGCTTATCAGCTAACACACCACAGCATGTCTGCTCTATCCTCTCACTTAGTTTCATGTGCCTCCTCAAATAGATTCTTAATAATCCCCTCCAACTCTGGGTCAAATGTACCGTACTGGTCTGGTATATCTAACTCATACACAGCCCTGTCATACCCCAACTCAGCTAACAGTTGTCTAATTACAACAACTTGTTCACTAACAACATACACCTCGTCACACCACAGCAGTAGCGCCTCAGATACAGGAACTAATGCGTAGTCTTGAGACGTACCACATGCCCTAGTGTTATAGCCTAAGCCAGTTAAAAACTTAGCTATAGTAGGGCTTCTTAGTAGTCCTGCTGAGCAAACACATAAAGCTTTAACAGCATCCCCTTGGTATGGGTTTTTTGTATTGCCTAGCTGGTTCCTACTACCCCTTGGTAAGTCATAGTTCATTAATGTATCTCCGCATAACTACCTCCAAAATCAATACTACAATCTAAATCTCTATTCAATTTAAGCTCCTCGTTAGTCTTATCAATAGCCCACTTGCATACACTAGTGGCACGTTCTCTACTTCCTTCCTTAATACAACACACCACCTCATCGTGAAACTGTGCTGTCATTGGTAGCTTCCTAACCCTTAACCATTTAACCCATGTATCAAAACAGTACACACCAGTACCTTGGTTGAGCGTACTAAACTTATCCTTAGCATACCTCAGGCTGTACCACAGTTGGCTAACAGGGTTGTATAACCACATCCTACCGTTACAGGTCTTAGTAACTTGGTCGTCAGCTATGGCCTTAACAGACCAGTTACGTTCCCAGTATACTTTGTGTAGAGCCACGGCCTGACTCAAAGGCATACCAGTTGTCTGAGCCAAACCCGGTGGCCCTTGTCCGTATACACCGCCATAGTTAACTGGCTTAGCCCTCTTACGTCCTGCTAGGATAGTCTCCTTGTCTCCCCCATCAAAGAAAGACTCAAGCTTATGCCTACCCTCTTGCTCTTTAGTGAGGAAGCCAGCCAACACACCTATATCAACGTGAGGGCAGTAACCCGGCTGCATCATATCCCTGACGTAATCGGGGTCAAACTTCCACATATAGTGTTGCTTAGTGCTGTCTTCTAAGGCTGCCATATCAGACCCCAGTAACTCATACCCATCAGGAGCAATAAGACAACCACGTATATCCTCACCATAAGGCTTGTCAACCCCCGGTAAGTTAAGACAGACTTTATGTTTAAATCTGAGGGTATTAGTAAGCCCTTGAATCTCTGCCTTAACATATCCATCTTCATCTACGTTCTCCAAGAAACCTTTTAGTAGACTGATTCTGTGAGTTAGTATTGATAAACCCCCCAATACTTGAAGCTTAGGCTCAACATCAAATAGTCTCTTAATGCTTGGGCAGATTCCCTTACCAAGCT